AGATATGAGGGGAGTTTACAGCCAGACCGATATGGCACGATTTCTATCTTACGTCCTATAACATCAAGCAATGACACACGAAGGAATGCTCGCCTCAATTACGCGAGAGCTGGTTCGAACCGAGATTAAGATCCACGCACAGAACCCGGAGATGGCTCTGGGGATGGCTATGGCCCGAAGGATTATGGAGAGGCAGTACGCGGAGAAGCTCGCACAAGGAACCGCTAAGGAATCCTTAGGAGTTCAACCCTGAACGGTTGTAAAAACACTTAAAACAAAGACAAGATGGCTAGGAAAATTGAGTATAGGGTTGTTCAAGAGGCAACCCGCCCTCCGTACTACTCGCTTGAGTACTTATGCTTTGATGATAAGGGCGAATTTATTGTGAAGGGCGAACCCCTTCTCTTAGGAAGGAGTCTTAAGGAATTACGAGATACATTAGTAAAGATGATAGAAGCAATAGACGCGGTAGTCATGGATGAAATTAAGACAGGTCAAATCGCACCGCCTCAGCGGTTGTAAAAACACAGTAGGATTTACAACGAGATGAACAGCACTGAACTCATCGGAAGGGCGCGGGACCGCTGGAACGAAATAGACCACGAGGGCCTTGACTGGTTTTCTTTCTTTAACGGCTGGCTGGAAGGCAGGGCAGATATTGCCTACCGCAAACAAGAGGCAAATGAAAATAACCCTTGAGGATTACCACCACACTTGCGCAGATGGGTGCTGTGATACCTACGGTTATGACCTTTTTGTTGATGGCAACAAAATCGGCAGCTTCGAATGCGATGACGTACACCGGTTGATTGAACTGCTAAACGAATTCTTGACCTCAAAACAGGCTGGTGACTATTAACTCTAGCTGGTGACTATGGCTGCGACTCTGGCTGGTGACTATTCCACAGAGGGAAATGAGTTTCCTTCTGTGACCCTAAACAACACCCAAACAGCGAACAACAAGCCTTAAACATGAACTACCTCGGCTACCTCGATACGTGGAGCATCTTCGACTTCACCGGCTGGTACCTCTTTGTTTCACTCTTTTTCTTTGTCCTACGAGATGAGCTATACAAAAGCAGAGCGCGCAGAAATCGCGAAGAACATTCGTGAGTACGCCAAAGAGCGCCGCATCGAATACTGGAAGAACTACAACCTCAAAGACGACGAGGACACACGGTGCTTCACCAGATACGCCACGAACTACGATTACCTTTGGCTGCAAGCCGTCGCAGACGACGTACTCGGAAAAATCAAGCACGATGAACTCCACTGGATTGACAAGGGTTAAGCTCTCCCAACTCAAGAGCAACCCGAACAACCCGCGAATAATCAAGGACGACAAGTTCCGGAAGCTGGTCACCTCGATCACAGAGTTCCCCGAGATGCTCGAAGCCCGGCCTATCGTGTGCGACCCCGACGGGGTAGTTCTGGGAGGTAATATGAGACTCAAAGCCTGCCGGGAGGCAGGGCTCAAGGAAGTACCCGCCTACGTCGTCACATGGGAGGAAGCGAAGCAGAGGGAGTTTATCATAAAGGACAACGTAGGGTACGGAGAATGGGACTGGGACGAGCTCGCGAATACGTGGGACCCCATCCAGCTCGAAGAATGGGGGCTCGATGTGTGGCAGGAAGAGAAGGAAAAAGAAGAAAAGCCCGTTAAAGAGAAGTGCGAAACCTGCGGCAAATGAGCTCCACAAATTCTACACGTAAAAAGGACCTCTTAGACGCTCTGGAGCGTTCACTCGGCATCGTGTCCACAGCTTGCGAGAAGGTCGGTGTAGACCGCAAGACCCATTACAACTGGCTGAAGGACGATCCCGAATACAAGGAGGCGGTTCGAGCTATCGAAGAGCGGACTATCGACTTCGCAGAATCGCACCTACACGCGCTCATCAAGGACAAGAACCCCGCCGCGACTATCTTCTTCCTCAAGACCAAAGGAAAGAACCGCGGCTACGTAGAACGCCAAGAAATCGAAGTCAACGAGCCTCGGCCGCTTACGTGGTTTAAGGAATGACCCTTGCACAGTCTTACTACGACTGCAAGAACTCGACCTCACGCATCCAGATACATCAAGGAGGCACCCGGTCGGGGAAGACCTATTCTATACTCCTTTGTCTTATCGAGTTCTGCTACAAGAACCCAAACGCGGGAGCCGTCGTTACCGTAGCCCGGAAGACCTTCCCGGCTCTGCGTGCTTCCGTCATGCGGGACTTCTTCTCTATCCTCGAACGCGAGGAGATATACAACCCCGAACTCCACAACAAGAGCGACGCTACCTACCTACTCTTCGGGAATCTCGTGGAGTTCATCTCCGTAGACCAGCCCCAAAAGGTTAGAGGCAGGAAGCGGGATATCCTTTTCATAAACGAAGCGAACGAGGTCTCTCTGGAGGACTGGAGGCAGCTCCTTCTCCGGACTACCCTCAAGGCAATAATCGACTACAACCCTTCGGACGAGTTTCACTGGATCTACGACGAAGTAATACCCCGAGACGATGCGCAATTCTTCAAGACGACCTACCGAGACAACCCCTTCCTACCGGCGGAACTCGTCGCCGAAATTGAACGGCTACAAGTGGCCGACGAGAACTTCTGGAGAGTCTATGGACTCGGAGAGCGAGGAGCATCCCGAAGCACCGTCTTCACCCACTACACCACAGTAGACCGCGTAGGCCCGGAATGGAAGCTCGTAGCCTACGGGCTAGACTTCGGGTATACGAACGATCCGACCGCGGTGGTAGGAGTCTACACCGATGGACACGGGTACCTTCTCGACGAGGTGCTCTACAGAACCGGACTCTCGAACCGGGAGATATCGAAGCTCCTCGAGGTAGGGAAGTCGCAAGTGATAGCCGACTCCGCGGAACCGAAATCTATCGACGAGCTCCACGGGTACGGGCTCAACGTCCACCACGCAAGGAAGGGCCCCGACTCCGTACGGGCAGGGATTCAATTCCTACAGTCTCGGCCCCTTGCGGTGACCTCTGGGAGCGTGAACCTCATCAAGGAACTCCGTAACTACAAGTGGAAGGAAGACAAGAACGGGAAGGTCCTAAACGAGCCTGTAGACGCGTTTAACCACGCTATCGACGCAGCGAGGTACGCGGCGATGTTCAACCAGTCGAACCCCAACTTCGGGAGGTATAGGATAGGATAGAGAAAAAAAGTTCTGAAAATATTTGGAGGTTTAGAAAGGTTGCCTATCTTTGTGGGGTCAAACAAACAACGAGAAAACATGACACTTGGAGACCTTCCCTTCGGCACTTCAGTTCTTTACAACGACTGCAAAAATTACGACGTTCGATTTGTGGTTATCGGGCAGGTTAAAGACGATTGGGGTTTGCGGGTTGAAATGCTCAAGGAAAACGGCTGTTTTGAATCATTCTGCGCTCATTACGATATTGGTAGAAATTGGAGTATTGCAAAGGATGAAATTTAACTGCATCTAATATCAAACCGCCCCCGGCTTCGGTCGGGGGCTTCATCAAACAACAATGGTTGGTGAATCGATGCAAGCAAGCAACACGCAAGGGGCTACGGCCCCTTTTTTTGTGCCTAATTTTGAGGAATCCACCCTCTTCCGTTATTCTCTCGTATGAACATCCCCTACCGCTGGGCTGACCTCACGCTCGGAGACCTTCAGGTACTAATGTCGAACGCGCCCGATCTGGAAAAGGTCGGCCACGTATGCCGCCTCTCGAAAGAGGAGGTACTGAAGCTCCCGATGGGAACCGTACTCGACGCGCTCAACAGGATTAACCACATCCCCGAAGTAGCCCGGCATGAGCAAGTGATTACAATCGAAGGGAAGAAGTATGGCTTCGTAAAAGACTGGGACGAGTTCACCACCGGGGAGTGGATTGACTGCGAGAGCTATCAGGAGGACTTCTGGCCAAACGCTCACAAAATCATGGCGGTTCTCTACCGGCCGATGAAGTACCACGTAGGAAAAGAATACAGCCTGAAGAAGTACACGGCCAAAGAGGACGCGGAGCCGTTCAAAGGGATGCCGGCCGACCTCTTTTCAGGTGCGCTGCTTTTTTTTTGGAATACAAGAATAACACGTCTGCAAACTTTGCAAGCGTCTTTGCTGGAGGTGACGGAGGGAGTTCTCAATTC